TAAACAAGACGCTGAAAAAAATATAGACAATAAAGAATTACCTTTAGGTGGAATATCTGTTTCCAAAGATTTATCAGAACGCGAATTCAAATTATCGTTGCCAACTTTACCTTCTGAAAAACCTCGGTTTGGTTTCAAAATTACCAAGAAACCAGATGCGATTGATATTTTACACCAACTCATTCCCACTTCAGTGAAAGAAGAAAAAGTTCCCAAGATTGAACATTTGATTTGGCAAATCGAATTTTGTTTGCGGTACTTTGATTTGAAAAAACATGGACGTAAAGGAAAACGATGGTTTTTGAACCCCGTAGAAGTGATTCAAAATGTAGCTAGAAACTTTAATTTAATCAATGAAAATTTAAAAGAAAAAGAAAAGAAAAAGAAATAAATTGAGTTAAAATAAAGAATAGTATCCGTATATACCATGATATATACCGATTCATTGTTGACCAAAACGGTTCAAATTCCAATGTCAGACTGTGGCAAAAATATAACGGAGATTTTGGAACATACGTTGCGACCCTTAGAAGGTAAATGTGTAACCGATGGATATGTAAAAAAAGGCTCCATTCACGTTGTCAGTTTTTCAAGTGGTATTATGAAAGACCATTATGTAATTTTTACCGTAGTCTTTGAATGTAAAATAGCTGTTCCATTCAACAATCAAGAATTAACTTGTATTGTAGAAACAAATACCATTGCAGGATTGCAGTGTAAATTATATCCAGATGAAGAGTCACCCTTTATACTATTCTTGGCAAAAGACCATCACATGGAAGATAAAACATTTTTCGATTGTACAGTTGGGTCTATTGTAAAAGTAAGTGTAATTGGGAAACGATACAGTGTGCATGATAGCACTATATCTGTCATTGCCAAATTAATTTCAAAAGAAAGATAATGTATTTGACTATACTATGAAAATTGAATTATTGATACTTGCTGTAGCTATTTTTTTTATTATGGATACAATGCACGATGGTAAATATAGTAACCAATTTAAATCCTATAAAAAATATCTGAAAATTATTGGAATTGCATTTGCTGCATTTTCAATGTACATGTTTATCAAAAAAAATCCATCAGAATCTAGGTCGATGATAGGACATTTGAATGGCATGGTTCGTTACATGCCTTTAGACAAAACGTCCAAAGATTTAATTACACCCTTTTTAGATACACATTTCGTACCACCACAAGAACAACGAATCATGGCGTCTGGAGGAGATTCAACTACAAGAAGTGTAAGTGGTACCAAAAAAAAATATGTAGCGGCAAGTCAACAATGGAAATGTAACGGATGTCAAGGAACATTAGATGCTTGGTATGAAATCGACCACAAAATTCGTCTTGCCGACGGTGGGTCCAACCATATCAATAATTTAGTAGCGTTATGCAGAAATTGTCATGGAAAAAAAACAATGATTGAAAATTTTTAACTTTTTTATAAAGTAAATGTATCATGCCAGCATCCATATCCGATATGAAATTTTATGCATTAATGATGTTTCTAATTATATCTGGTATTCTTATTTATATTATTTGGATTAAACCTACTATAAGTATCATTCAAAATTCAAAAGACATTTATCAATCTTCTTTGGATACAATGGACAAGACGTATGGAACTGCAAAACAAGAAGCAGAACAAGCTGCACAATCTTCTCTAGATGCATGGAACGCATCTGTAAACAAAATGTACAAAATTATAATAGAAACTTTATTGAGTTATGGATTGATACTGTTTAATTATTACGACACTCGTAGTAACTTGTATATTACTGGTGCTACCAATATTGTCCTAATTGGGTCTATGATATTTGAATACGTATCCAACTTGTTGAACAATTGGTTGAAACAAACGTTCAATAATATTTCAAGTTCTGCTTCCAAAAATACACAAGATAATACAGGAGAACATCACAAAATGTTGGCATTATTTATTTCTGGAACCATGTGTTTAGCATCTATTCTGGGTAAAATAAAATATGGAGATGATTTGTTTCTGAGTAGCGCAGGAGCGTCGTTTGTATTATCTATGTTAACATTATTCAACGCTGATTTTAATTCAATGACAGCTCTCATCTGTTTTTCTATTCTTGGAGTATTGTCTGTTATAGCTTCTATTCATTTTGAAAGTGTAATTTTGTTTACAGTTTTTGTTATTTCAGCTATTATAAGTATTTTATCTGCTTTAAACGTATCCACTTTTGATTCAGAACCTTATATTTTTATATTATTTTTTCTTGCCAACATACCATTTGTTAGCTTATTTATGTACAGTCTTGATTTAAAAAATTCAAAAAATGATTCACTTTATATACCATTACTTATTGCTTTTTATATTTTATCTATTATCCTATTGACGATACTAGGAGCGGTTGATTTAACATTAAATACAAATTTATATATCATATTATCTGTTATTGGAGCTTCTATTTTATATTATGCAAAATCATTACAAGATTCTGATTCTGTTTATAAAACATTTTTGTTGGTCGTTACAATGATTGTATTCTTTTTTATTGCGTTGCATTATGTTCTTGTATCTCAACAATGGATTGTATATTTAATTGCATTTATAGTATTAATGTACTTTATTATGAAACGCGTACCACCTCCATCAGGTCAAAGTGTTCAAGCAGTTAGTAAAATAACTAATAAAGAAATTGTACTTATCAGCGGAGAAATTTTGTTTGTGTTAACTTATATTTATCTTCGTAGTATTGTCAAACGAGTCTATACTACACATGGTCAACTTATTGTAAATAATCCTGTATCGTTGCATCAAATTAGTGTTGTAAAAATAGATAAATCTGTCACCTATGATTATGGGTTATCTTTTTGGTTGTATATTGACCCTATGAATCCAAGCTCTAGTCCTCAAGCTACTAATTATACCACTATTTTTTCTTATGGAGATGCACCAACGGTTACCTATAATAGTATGTTAAATACGTTACGAATTGGAATAAAGACCGAATCAAAAAAAATTAAAAAAGTAGATGAAATCAAAAAATTGCAGTTACAAAAATGGAATCATATTGTACTGAATTATTTGAACGGAACATGTGATGTGTTTGTAAACAGCAAATTACATGCAAGTAAAATTGAAGTAATTCCAATGAAAGAACAAGATAGAATTTTTGAAATCGGTGCAGAAGATGGTATTCAAGGGCAATTATGCAATGTTATCTTTTTTCAAGAACATCTGACTGGATTGAAAATAAAAGAACTATATACAGAATTTTCTTATAAAAATCCTCCCACCATTTAAATTAGAATATAACTGGATAAACAATGATGTAAATAATTGAGTACTTGAATACGTTCTACATTATAAGGACGAATCATCGAAATAGCTTCTTCATACGTAACCCATTTCATATCAGATACTTCAGATTCTTGAAAATTATGTTTGACATGTACGCTATTACTGCAGGCAATGTAATATTTATGGGTATACGATTTATAATTTGACCCTACAAAAATTTCTTCATAGGGTAATACATTTTCTATTAATTGAAGCATATGTTTATCATACCCAGTTTCTTCTTCATATTCGCGTAATGCACATGCCAATTCTGTTTCATATGCATTACGTCGACCTTTTGGAAATCCCCATTCCGGTGTTTCCCATGTAGTTGTACTTTGTTGTATTAAATCATGCAAGCAAATATAATTATTATTTAACATGTATCCTTTTTTCATGTTATTGAATTTATCTTGAGCATGTAGTTCATCAATCGAATGGTCAGATGAAATACCCCATAAATCGCACCACAAAGTATTAAAATCTTGTTCCAACACATTTTTCTTTTCTGTAATCGTCATTTCTTGAATCAAATTATAAATGTGTTTTATGTTTTGACACGAATATTTTCCTCGAATAAAATCTGTAAATCCCAATGTTTTACGACGGCATATCATTAAATATTTATGGTCCATAATATGAATGACACCATAACTTGTAATTGGCATAATACATGATTTTGAATTATGTTTTGATTTATTGCAATTAATACACCTTTTCATACGTTGTCAACTAGAATGTTTTTATATTCTATTAAATATATGGATCCAACCGTATGGGGACCGTCGTATTGGTTTGTATTACATACTATAGCATTCAATTATCCACAACATCCTACTACTATTCAAAAAAAAATTCATTATCGTCTTGTTCATAATTTACACGAATTTTTACCCAGCAAATCGATTGCGAATATATTCGTGAAAATGTTGGAAAAATATCCAGTTACACCTTATTTGGATACACAAAAAGATTTTATTAAATGGATGCATTTCATCCACAATAAAATAAATGTACGATTAGATAAACCCACTATTACGTTACAAGAACATTATAATCAATTTCATGAAGCTTTTGAACCTAAACCTACACGATTACACCGTTTTTTAAAACAACGATACAACATAATTTTTGTTATTGTTGTATTATTACTCGTAGGATACTGTATCAATTACTTGGTTGTTGATAAACGGAATGTATTTTTTAAACCTACATTGAGTAATATTCTCGTTTAACAACGTTTTTGCATTAAAATAAACCATAAATGCCATACCAAGTGGATATTGTTTAAACGTAATTAAGGATGCATAGGTTTGTATAGGGATATAGATTAAACCCGATAATCCGGGTATATTGTATTTTGTAGAATCTACTATATATCCATAGGATTGTTTTTGAGTTATATTTTGAGGAACAACAAATCCATATACATTAAATTTATTTGGATTTTCTAGATAAAAATTATTAAATAATAATGCTCCGAAAAAAGATGCTTCCCCGCCTGGTAATAAATCTTTTATTTGATTTGTAACTGATTTTCCATTATTGGTAGATACAAATATACTACTAGCATATTGCGCCGTAATAAACGAAGGTGGTTTAACAACAATGTCATTGATAATAGGTTGTAAATTTACGTCGGCTAAGCTTTTTCCTATTCTAAAAGGAGCTGAATTACTAACCGTATTAGAATCTACTTTGGGTGCATTTGTATTTACATAAGAATATTTATAAAAATTTTTTAATTGATAATTGTTGTTGGTATTTGATAATAGATTTGGAATGTTGTATTTGACGGATAAAAAATTTAATATATTTTGAATAGATTTACCTTCATCTAGTAAAAGCTGTATTAACTCAATGAATTGTTGAAATCTACATGGTACTTTAAATATTCTATTGTTTTGTATAACACTATCTTTTTTTAATTGATATTGTATTTGACTTGTTGCATTAAAACCTTGTACACCTGGCCCTCCTGTAACATATGTATTTTTTAATACCAACAATTTATGATTGGAATACAGTTCAGGTGTAGGTTTTTCATATTTAATGGTAGCTCTACTTCCATAACGTGTAGGTAAATTATATTGAGGCGAATATTGAATATATTCTCCATTTGAATTACATGCATTTATCATAATTTATAGATATATTTCATTTTGTATCTTGTACATACCATTGTAATGATAAATAAGGAGGTGTAGATACAACTACATTGGAATTTTTATTGACAGTCAAGTTTGGACCGCTATCTACGATAGATATAATTTCACCTGGTTGTAATGCATGACTAAAATATCGTAAATCAGATAAGAATCCTTGAAATCCACCATTCAATGCAACATTTACATTTCCATAATTTTGTTTGGGAACATTGGCAAGTACATGACGTTTTGCTAAAGTACCGTTGATGTAGACATCTAGATTATTGTTTTCAATTCGTATGACTACATGTAACCATTTATTCATTGGAATATTTGGAATTTTAATTTCTTCATTAATGGTTGTAAATGTATTCATAACTACAACTAATTCATTCGTGTTTGGAGATAAATATAAACCAGGTGCATTGTTTGGAAAATTCATACCAATATTATCGCCTTCGGATTGAATGTTATTATCACCTTTGTGGAAAATATGTTGGTATTGACCTGTTTTTCCTAAATCAGTTATATTCAACCAAACTGCCCAAGAAAATTCTAATCCATATTCTTGATTGTTAGCTCTTTCTATAGGGATTGAACCTTTTATGTGTGGGTCTTGTTGAATAACTAAAGGAGTATTTCCTGGAACAAGTCCTTTAACTACATATGGATTTGCAGATGGTCCCATGAAATAACCAATTACATTTATACCTATCATCATTACTATTGTAAAAAAAATCAATGCTGATATAATAACAATAAATTTTTGTAATGGTGTATCTTCGTCCATATATAGTATGTAGAAAAATTAAATTGTAATCGAAGCTTCTACGTTATTTCCTTTCAAGAAACTTAATTGAAATTTGTATTGATTGAAAAAATTACTAAACATATTCCCCCCTGGTCCACTTTTGTAAATGTTCCATGCCTGTTGAGGATTGATAGCATCATTCCAATAATTAAATTTCGAAGTATATCCAGAGAACCCGGTTAAAGGTGTTAAATAAATAGCAGCAGCTGGGTCTACATAAGCTGGAGAGGGTAATATACATGTTTTTACTAATTTCCCATTTATATAAGTGTCTAAAGAACGATTATTCAACGTTACAATTAAATTTGTCCATTTTTGAATAGGTATATTTTGTACCTTACAACTAAATAGTTCCTCTGTGTTAACCATTGCAACCTTGATAGTTAAATCATTTTCAATAGGTGAAAATACAACACCAGGCATTAATTTTTTATTTCCTCTACAGAATATAATTTTTTCAGAACCATATCGATAGGACCAGTCATCTAGATAAAACCAAATACTATAAGCATAGTTTATCGATGCACCTGTTGGTAATGAAGTAGCTGGTATGGTTAATTCTGTTTTTGCATCAGCAAACGAACTTAAAGAAGTAGGACCACTAAATAACCATGTTAAAAAATAAACAATTACTAAAAAGAATATAATCATGAGTATGAATTTTATCATATTATGTAAGTAGAAATTAAATTTATGAGATTAACAATAATGATTCCCATTGACTAGATGCTCGTCTTGGAATAGTTATATGTTTAAAGTTTACTTTTGTAATAGGGACAACAATTGTATACGTTAATAAAAATAATGGATTTTCATTTTTAAAAGCAATTATTTTTTTAATTAATTTATTATATTCTACTTGTCTATAGTATGAATTCATAGAAAATAAAGAATGATGATAATGATACAATAACGGTTTAAATTCAATTAATACAGTATTTGGAATAACATTCATACCCAAAAAAATAGGTTCAAATTCCATACTGTAACTATTATAAATGGTGAGTTCATTAAACATACTACGTAATTCTTGACATGTTTTAGTATCCGTATTTTTTTGAATACTAGTGTCAATAATATATTCTTTAATTAAACCTTCATGTTTCAATGAAAAAAGTCCTAAATTAAAATGTTCTTGCATAAATAAAGTAAATAGGGGATGTATAAATAATCCTCTTTTTTGCATGCAAAAATAAATAATATACAAATTTTGAACTGAAAATTTAATATTTGTATATGGATTTTTAATAACTAATGGAGTTGAAAAAAGATGGTCGTCTGAATTTGTTAATGAATTGAATATAATATTTGCTAAATCAAAAAGTTTAAACGTATATTTTTTATAGTCATGCATGATATCAATTAAATACTTTGGGTCACATTCTGACAACGGATTCAATGCTAAATCAGTAGTTGAATAAGATACACGTCGTTTTCTTATGTAACGAATACAAATAGAAGTTAATACATTTTTTTTATGTATTGCAGCACAAAAAATACGTAATATATATTTTTGTATACATGGATGTATAAATGGATTTTGTTCTACATAAGTAGAATAAGTAAGTAATTTAGAATTTTTATACATCATACAAATGGTTTCAATCAATTCCATATTTGCATAACAACCATGCTTAGCGCAATCTTGAAAAAAAGACTCTTGATGCTGTTGTATTTCATGTGTAAAAAAATATTCTAACATAATACTCTAGTTATTTACTATTTTTTTATATTAGTTACAAATCTAATACATACGTCATTTCCGAAAACTCCTTGTTTTCAATCACATCACTAATACTACCTAAATTTTCTTTTATTTCAATCGTATCACATACAGAACTTTCCATCTGAAATATCCTTTCTTCTTGTTCAGTTCGTATTTCAGTTTGTTGAAGTTGGTCAATATCCGTCATGACATCAAACGCATTCGTACCATACAACCCTGGTTGCCCCAACATAACATTGCATGATACGCCTCGAGCAGTGTCAAATTCTGCAAACATGGCTGCTTTCAACAACATTTCAGGAGTTTCTTCAAACGATGCTTTTGCAATTGGACCAATATCATCGTTGTTGATACCATGTCTTGAAATGGCAATCAATTTTGAATTACACGTCATTCGGTCACACAGCAACGATAAATGATGGTCGTTGATGGTAGAACCTCCTGATGCAGAAATGACATATTTGAATTCGTTCAAAATACTTTCACGCGCAGCTTCAATACCTAACACATGAAACATTTCGCGAATATCGTTACTATACGTTTTGGTAGAATCAATGTAATCTAGACCAAGCACGTCCATTAAATTGGACCCCACTGTATCCAACACATACATTTTTTTATCATCTTCTTTTACAACCATGTTACCATGTTCTTTTACTACTACATTTTTGATTTCACGGAAATTAATTTTATCAATATATTTAATTCCTCTGAGAATAGTATTGTTCAAAATATGTTCTTGCATCGATTTTAACCTGTAAATATCATCTAAATCTTTAAATACATTCTTTTTATTTACTTTGGTTAACAATTGAATACGAAAGATGAGTTCATCTTCATTGTAATCTGAATACATACACTCAATTTCTCTTGTATAATTTTGTTTCAAGATGAAATTGATATCATCCATTGTAATTTTTTTAGTAAACATTTTTTCTTTGTCCAACACTAATCGTATGACCCATTTAGAATCTGTACTGTATTGTTTATCCGTTTGTGTACTACATCCATCTAGAATAGCATCCACATCCATACATGCCTGAATCAATTTTGTATCACGACTATTTTTTTCGAATAAAATACTTGCTGAATGCACAATGTCTATCAAGCGGGTATGTTCAATCATACTAATCAATGTTTTTGCACGTTCTAAATCATGCTGTTCGAATTCTTTCATATAAATCGTATCGGACGGTTGTTTGATGTTGGTGGATAGCGATAATATTTCTTCAATACGCGGCACACCAAGAGTTACGTTTGTTTTACTTGCTACACCTGCAAAGTGGAACGTATTCAATGTCATCTGTGTAGTAGGTTCACCACATGATTGCGCTGCGATAATACCTACCATTTCACCTGGGTTTACCAAGGCTTGTTTGTAATGCAACACTATATTTTCAAGAAGAATCACAATCGATGCTCTGTTCATGTGATGTGCTAGTATCAACTCTCTAGGAGATAAATTAAAATCATACAATATTTTGAATAGAATAGTAGGTGCATATGGTCCAAGTGAATTTAATTTTTGAAAATAAGAATCGGTCAACTTGTAAATTTCCAAGGGAGTAATATCCAAACTTGATTCTTTGGATGCGTTCACTTGATTCTTAATGTTTTGAATAATGTGTGCAAAATTGACTGGTAATAATACTTTATAGGTCTTTTCACTAACATAATTGAATACATTTTTAATAATACTGTCGCGAATACCAATCATAAACTCAATCAAATGCTCGCTGTGCTGTTTGCATTCCATTTGTTGGTCCTGGTATCGTAGAAATGTGTCTGCATCAAACACACTGGCAAATTCTTCAAAATTAGTATGAAAATGAGCGTACACTTGTTCTTGTTTGTAAGCACACAATTGAATGGTTTGTGTTTCTACTTTAGTAGGGTCAATATTATCATCTCCATATTTGAATTGCATAATTTTATTTTTGGAATTACGAACTGTACCATCGTACCCTGTAATACAATCTTCTAGAGCTTTAATCAACCGACGCTGAATGTAACCTGTAGTCGATGTTTTTACTGCTGTATCAATCAAACCAATACGACCACCCATAGCATGGAAGAAGAACTCAATTGGTGTGAGTCCTTCAATAAAGGATGATGCAACGAATCCACGTGCATCTGGTCGGTCATCGTATTTAGTAAAATGTGGAAGAGTACGGTCATCGTACCCATATTCAATACGTTTACCATCAATTTGCTGCGGTCCCAAACAAGCAACCATTTGCGAAATATTTACGTCTGAACCTTTAGAACCTGAATCAACCATTCCTTTGAATCGGTTTGTTTTTTCAAGAGCGTCGGTTCCAATTTTTGTAGATTCCTGGTTTGCTTTACCAAGTAATCCATTCACTTGAAATTCAAATTCTTCCAAATTCGTTTTTCCTGTATCATTTTTGAATTCATTTACATGTACACGTTGAATTAGTTCAGATACCTTTGTGTAATATTCGTAAATTTTACTTTTGATATCTTCTTTCACACTTCGACCATCTTTATAAGGTAAATACAAATCACTGATACCAACACTGAATGAATGTGTTTTCATGTATTCGTTTACAATGTATTGCAGATTATCTATAAAATCACATGTTTGAATGTGTCCAAAATCATTATAAATACGATGAATCAATCCATTTGAATTTCCTCCCAACACACCTTTGTTCATTTGCCCTTTTATATATTTTCCATTTTTAATCGTAACTCCTGAAGTAGTAGACATGGCAGGAATAATCATGGATAAAATATTATAATTGGTAATTTTTTTAGCTGTAAACATTTCAGGTTCAACATGATTGCATTTATTGAGCAAGGTCATTGCATGAAGTGGGCTGAATTCACGTTCTTCTTGTGAAAATAGATAAGCACCAATGAGAGAATCTTGAAAGATACCGATAATAGGCGAACTGGATGCAGGACTTACAATTTGGTAAGGAACAGCTGCCAAATGTCGCAATTCGGTTTCCGTTTCTAAACTTTGCGGCATGTGTAAATTCATTTCATCACCATCGAAATCTGCGTTATAGGGTTTGGTATCACCGACATTCATGCGAAACGTATCACCTTTGTACATGATTCGTACTTTGTGACCCATCATACTCATTCTGTGCAACGTAGGCTGACGGTTGAACAAGATTACATCTCCGTCCATCATATGCCGATGCACAATATCTCCAATTTCCAACTTAATTAATGTACGGTTTGCATATTTCAACGACTTGAAAATAGAATTCTTCTTTTCAATCAATTTAGCACCAGGGTAATTATCAGGTCCATTGAGAACTAATTCGGTCAATGCATGAATGTTGCGACTGTTGACTACAACTGGTTTTGTCATATTTTTAGCAATTTTGATAGGAACTCCCAACTCGCGAATCGATAAATTGGGGTCAGGTGTAATCACTGACCGCGCACTAAAATCAACACGCTTACCCATTAAATTACCACGCAACCGACCCGTCTTACCATTCAAGCGGTCTTTAATCGATTTAAATGCTCGTCCAGACCGTTGTTGAGCAGGTTTTGCATTGGGTATTTTGTTGTCTACCATGCTTGCAATGTAGTATTGCAAAAGTGTATGGTAATCATCTAACTGACCTGTCGATATATTTTTTATTTCCATTTTTTCTTGAAGTGTTTTATTTGTTTTGATAATTTGCACTAATAAATGACTCAAATCATCTTCGCTTCGTTGTGATGAATCTTGTTTGACCGATGGCCGAACTGCTGGAGGTGGAACAGGCAGTACAGAGCAAATCATCCATACCGGATGCGACCATATAGGGCTTAACCCCATAAAGGAAACATCCTCATCCGATATTTTTGAAAATATTTTGATAAACATTTCTGGTGGAATTTTCATGTTGGTAGTGGCATCATCTTCTACATTTTTCATTTTTGCCCATTCGGCTACAATCGTAGCAATACCTTCACGTTTGTATTTGATAGGCTGAATACAACCACACCCATGGTCGTTCTCGCCACACCGTTTAATACCACTGCATAAATCTTGTACCTTTTTCCATCGTTTTTCATTCGGAAATTGCAACAAATAATTGTGTTTATTTTTGTCCAACAGAATTTTACTACACCGAATACAAACCATTTTAATAACTGAAACAACGGTATCCAAATATTGAATGAAAAATACAGGGCGAGCTAATTCAATATGTCCGAAATATCCAGGACATTGAATATGGTCCAACCCATCGGTTGGACAAATAGGACCAGGCTCAATCGTTCCCATTCGTGCATCAAACAATCCATTGGGAACTGGTTTGTTATTAATATACGTATCTCTGTTTGTAATTTTGACTACAGATGCTTTTCTTATTTCTTCTGGAGATAGAATGCTGAACTGAATTCCTAAAATTTTAGCATCTTGCACAAGATTACTCATTATATATATAGCAATACATATTTTGTTCAAATCAATTTTTAATTTATTTTAAAATTGATTTGAACAATTCCTTTTAATAATAGTATAAAGTATGAAAAAGGAATATAATTTGAGGAACAAAAAAATAAAAGCGACACTTCCTCCTGACAGTGAGAGTGAAGAATCAGATGAAGACAGTGATTACACCACTACATCCAATGAAAGTACTGAATCAGAAATTATAAGTTCTTCTCCTGATACCGATGAAGAAGAAGATAATGACCCTGTCAATGTAAATATTACATTCACTATGTCAAAAGATGACTACGAGGATTCTTCAGATGAGTCTGAAGATGAATCTCTACCTGAAAACAATATACATTTACAAAAAGAAGTATTGGATAAATTGATGGAATTAAAAACAAATTACAAAGATTTGCCGATTATAAAAGAATTAGAGATGTTACATACTACAGAAAGCAAAAAATACGAAAAAAGAAAATTAAAAGTAGATGCGCAAATGAAAGAATTGCATATCAAAAAGTTTGAAAAATTAACTTCTTTCAAAACAATTACCGATGTAAAGTATTTTTCAAAATTATCCTTAGAAGAACAACTGGCCTTTTTGACAAAACTAGAATCAATTACTAAGATTGACCCTAAACCATTGCGTATACGATTGATTGAATCCGACATTCCTAATGAATACAAAGTATTTGCACTGAAAAAAATGCAAGCACTCAACCATTTGAGTGAAACGGAAGGAGGTGAATATTACAAAATTAAATACTGGATTGATGCATTCATGGATATTCCATTTGGTGTCTATAAAGATTTGCCTGTATCTATCAATGATGGTGTCGACAAATGCCACGAATTTATGGAAAATGCAAAATCTATATTGGACAAAGCAACCTATGGACTCACTGATGCCAAAATACAAATTATGCAATACATTGGGCAACTGATTACCAATCCAAAATCCATTGGTACATGTATTGCATTTGAAGGTCCTATGGGTACTGGCAAAACGACTTTAGTAAAAGAAGGTATCAGCAAAATATTAAACCGACCGTTTGCATTCTTCGCTTTAGGTGGTGCAACCGACAGCAGTACATTGGAAGGTCATTCAATAACCTATGAAGGAAGTGTATGGGGCAAAATTGTAGACACGCTTAAATCGTGTAAATGCATGAACCCTGTATTCTATTTTGACGAATTGGATAAAGTAAGCGATACACCTAAAGGTGAAGAAATCATTGGTATTCTAACCCACTTGACAGATACATCTCAAAATGATAAATTCCACGATAAATATTTCGCAGAGATTGAGTTTGATTTAAGCCGAGCTATTTTCATATTCAGTTACAACGTACGCGCCAAGGTAAATCCTATTTTGAGAGACCGTATGTACGTCATTCAAACCGAAGGGTATACTACTCCTCAAAAACTGATTATCACCAAAGACTATTTGTCTGTTGCTATTCAAAGAAATATTAATTTTCAACCCAACGATGTTATCATTACAGATGCATCTATCCAATACATTATTGAAAAGTATACGGAAGAAAAAGGTGTTCGCGAATTAAAACGGTGCATCGAAAATATTTATACCAAATTGAATTTGTTCCGAATCATGAAACCAACATGCAATTTATTTGAAAAAGAATTAAATTTCCAAGTTAATTTTCCATTTACAGTCAATCCAGATATGGTTCAAAAATTGTTGAAACAAGATACTGCTACTGTGAATCATATGATGTACATGTAAACTATTATTTATTTCAAAAAAAAAGGTGTTAGTGATATTTATATTTTTTTTGTATAGTGTGTTTAGTTTAGCATTTTGGCCAGCCCTTGCCTGTGTATTCGACGAAACCTGGGGTGCAAGGGCGGTCGCGGATAGGTCCACGATGTGTGCGGATTTTTACATCAGTATCATAGTTGTTTTCTTCTTCAGGTACGAACGCCTCGCG